GGGGATCTCGTCTATCGGCATTTCGCCGGAACTCACCAACATCGTGTCTTTCGTATTCTCACTGATTTCCCACACTTCATAATGGCCAATATAGAGCAATAGATACCGGCCATCCCCCTCGTTCAGCTTCAGGTATTCCAACCTTGGGCGGCCGCTGATGGGATCCTGACCCCATGTCCAATCCATGACGTTTGGAAGGGAGTAATATGCGATGTAGGGATAAATCCCCAATTCAATTTCCTGAGATTCAGTAATATTTTGGCCTTCCGGCGTGTATTTGTTGACCAAGACACCGATCGCGCCGGTGACCGACGCCAATTTTTGGCCTGTGTTCATTTTGCGATCGTAATCCGTGCCATCCAAATCACAATCTTTTTCGAACATGCGCCACTGATCCAGCTTTTTGATCGCCCCCAACTCGCGCACGATGGGCTTTTCAAACAGATAGAAGTTGAAAAGGTCAACGATTGCCTCACCGTAATTAAACGAATAGCCGTCGGCAACCCGTGCCCGCCAATTTTCCGGCGATTCACGCGGATGCCGGATCAGAACATTTTTAATAAAATCCTCTCCGGACTCGTAGCACAATGAGTTGAACGCCCACTCAGGTTCAAATTTTTTGTGCGTGGGATGCACCCGCTTTAAGTCTTCTACCGTCTTCTTGGTTGGCATGATGATTTTCCTTTATTTCCAGAATTGAGGTTTCAGGCTCGGCACATAACGCGGACGGCCGAACCACTCGAGAAACAGGCTTGTGGAATCCACCATGTCGTCATTAACGTCCTGGGGGAATCGCGCAATCTGCGTCTCGTAGGGAACAAGCCAAGGCGTATTGTCGGGGAGATAAATCTTTCCGGCTTCAATCAGTGGGGTCTGATTTTCAAACCGTAACACCTTGGACCCTTTAACCTCCCGGGCCAAAACGGGAATGTTGGTTTCATGCTTGAGTTGCTGGATCAAACTTTGACCGGAGGCACGGTCTTCAATCAACACATGGACTTTCGGATGAAGTTTTTTGTTGAGCTTGTAAACGTCGATAACCTTCTTTTTCAGCTTGGGAAATGCCATTTTTTGATTGAGAACGGCAATGAGATAGGCATTTGCTTTGTTATACGCCCAAACAGTGCATGCTGACGGGTCGTGAATCTGATCTTCCTTAAAGGCGGTATCCCAAACACAGGCAATCCCGGTTACATCAAACGGCGGGACGGCGTCTTTGTCACGCGCCATGGCCGCATATTGATATTTTCGCCAATCATTATAGGCGTAGCGCTGAAAATCGTTGATATTGCAAAGGCCACCAGTTTCCGGCAGCGGAGTTTGCTGATAAAGCGCGTTCCACTCACGGGTTGTTAGTGTTTGGCGTGTTTTAAGCAGGGTCGCTTTTGGATAGGCTTTGGGCCAAAGTGCTTGCCCCATTTCCCGGTTGATGGGGTCATTGTCCCGAGAACAGATGGCCTCGAGAGAAAGCACATCCCAATTTTCATGCTTCAACTCGTCCATAACGTAACCGACAAGGTCATTAAATGTCCATCGTGTCATGACGATGATGATGGCCGCGTTGCCCGGCATCAGGCGCGTGTAGGCAACAGAGGTGAACCACTCCCTTAGTTGGCGCTGTTGTGTGGGACTATCGGCGTCCTTCCGGCCTTTGATGGGGTCATCGATGATGAATAAATGAGCACCACGGCCGGTAATCGCGCCGCCGGCACCCGTTGAAACGTAAATTCCTTTCTCGCCAATATTGTCGACAACGATGCGGTTGGAGGATTTACTTTGCGGATCAGGGCCAAGGTTGAAGACATATCGAAACTGCGGGTCCAGCATATAATCGCGGACTTTTTTGCCGACATCCGATGCCCGTTCATGGGAGTATGTTGAATAAATTATTTGTTTCCAGGGGTTACGGCCAAGATACCAACAGGGAAAGTTTTCTGAAATCAGGTGGGTTTTTCCATGACGCGGCGGCATGGCAACAATCAACCGCGTAATTTCGCCACGCTCAACAGCTTCAAGTTTTTGTGCGACCAGGGCATTGTGGCGGGCAATCATATACCCCGGATTCATTAGCTTGGTGTAACCTATTAAAGAAGCAAAGGCGGCTTTCCTGATTGAGTCTTCTGAATATAAATCCTCAGCGGTCGACAGGTTCGACATCTATCACCTCATCGTCATCCATGGGAATTTCAAGTGGATCGTTGCTAATTCTGATAGCGTCGATAATTTCTTTGCAGTCGCCTTTTTTTAAAGTCACTTGCGCGCCAAAATTAACGTGCATGTCAGGCGCATCAAGGCCCATAAGCTTTGCCCGTCGCTCTTTGATTTTGCGACGTTCCTCCATCCAACGGGCGCCCTGCCACGGAGCCGTGCATCCACGCAAGCGCTCCATGCAGATGCGCTCCATTTCATCAAGCTCCGCAATTTCCCTCATTCTTACCTCATCGACATTGTCGATCCGCTCTCTTTTCCACTCCTTGCGAATCGCTTTAATATCCCGGCTGATTGTTGACGGGTCCACATCCAGCAAACGAGCGATCGCACCGGGGCGCATGTGTTCTTCACACAAAAGTTTTGCGACTTCAGTTCGACGCTCTTCCATTGTCACAATTTGGGCAACGCTTTTCGGACGTCTTACTGACATAATTTTAAAGTGGTCCTTTTTAGAATGTTTTTTGTTTAAAGAATAAGAACAAACTGGCCTTTTTCGTTCTAAAAAATCGAACAATTTCAGTTTATTATTGACTTTCTTGTACTATCGGTGACAATCCCCGTCAATATTTAACTGTTTTTTAGTAGGTTGCCCGGGGCGGGATGCAACGGGCAAAACAACAATTCACCCGTGGCGGGAGGCCACGCGAAAGGAGGGCGGGATGCCCATCAAACTCAAGCTCGACGCAAATGGGAATGCGGTTTTACAGGATGGAAAGCCGGTCTGTGTCCACGAAGACGGCAAGGAATTTGTTCACGATGTCAATGCGGCGGTAACCAAGATCAACAATTTCGCTGAAGAGCGCGACCGCCACACGGCAAAGTACAAAGAACTTGAAACCAAATTTCAGGCATATGAAGGCATAGATCCGGAACAGGCGCGGGAAGCGCTGGACACCGTCAGCAATTTGAAAAACAAGCAGTTGATGGACGCTGAAGGTGTAAAAGCCGTCAAAACCGAAATGCGGAAAACTTTCGATGCTGAAAAACAGCAGATGGTTGAAAGTTTCGAGAATGAGAAAAAGAAAATCCAAGGTGAAAGGGAATCTGACAAGTCCCTGATCTACAAGCTGATGGTTAAAAACAAGTTTTCATCCAGTGAATTTTTTGCGGGAGAAAAGCCCAAAACGATTTATCCGCCAAAAGACGCCGCCAAGATCTTTGGAGACTATTTCAAAGTTGAGGGTGATGGGGAAGAAGCAACAGTCGTAGCCTACAAAGACGGCAAACCCATCCTTTCGCGCACCAACCACGGTGAACCCGCAGATTTCAACGAAGCCATCGGCATCATTATCGACCAAGACCCGGACAAACATCGCTATCTTAATACCCAAAAGGGTACTCGCTATAAGGCAGGCGGGAATACTGGAGATCACGACGACAAAGATGCCCCGAAATCGGGCGTCGACCGAATCAAGCAAGGGCTCGCCAAGCGAATGCAAGCCGCCGGCTAACCGGCCCCATTCATAGTGCCCTTGCGTAACTGTCCAAAAGGAGAGAAACCTCATGGCCACGCAGACACTTGCACAAGCGGCACTTTTTATTGATGACGAAATCGTTGCTGGCGTATGCCAGGACATCATCGACATCAATCCCATTTTTGACATTCTGCCTTTTTCCGGGTACGGAGGCCAGGGATTCGTGGTGAACCGCGAATTGACCCTGGGCGGCACCGAAGTCGCGTCCGTTGGGGCGACCATCACTTCCACGGCGAAGGGTGCTTCCACTTACACGCAGAAAGTTTTCAAAGCCACCAAGCTGATTGGTGACGCCGAAATGGACGGCTTGGTTCAGGCCCAGTCCCTTGGCGGCGGTGTCGATCAGACCGCGATTGAAATCGCGCAGAAAGCCAAAAGCGTTGGTCGGCTCTTTCAAACCGGCATGGCACAAGGCACCGGCACCAGCCCGGCGATGAACTCGCTTCACAGCCTTTGCGATTCCGGCCAGTACGCCTCAACCACCACCGCAGTATCCTTGACCTTCACACTGCTCGATGAGCTGCTCGACCTGGTCAAAGCCAAAGACGGTATTGTCGACTGGATCATGATGCCTGCCCGCACGATCCGCAGCTATAAAACTCTGCTGCGTTCTCTCGGCGGCACCCCGGCGGATTGGATGGTCGACCTGCCGCCTTCCCAGTATTACGGCAATGGCCGCAAGGTGATCGGCTATGAAGGAATCCCGATCTTTAAAAACGAATTTCTGTCCATCACCGAAACAACCAGCGGCGCTGCGCTTACAGGCGGCGCACTGACGTCCGTATGGGCGGGTTGTTTTGACGACGGGTCACAGAAAATCGGCATTGCGGGAATTCATCCGATCGCAGTACCGGCGGGCATCATGGTTCAGCCCGTTGGTGCGATGGAGAGCAAGGACGTCGACATCTGGCGCGTAAAGCAGTACGCGAATTTCGCGCTGTTCAACCGCAAGGGTCTGGCGCGTTTGCCCAACATCCAGGATTAAGCCTGTCTGACGACAGGGATTCCAACTTCCTTCGTCTCAAGGGAGGGGGTTTGCCGCCCCCTCCCTCACACTTAAAATGCGTTCACGGGGAGGAACAATGCCAAAAAAAGAAGATGTCATCCGTTTTCAATATGTCGGAAGCCAGCCTATTCAGGCGCTCAAGGGATCTGATCTTCGCATTTACGGATTCCGGTTCGTTTGGGACGGTGAAAATGCCATCGGCGAAATGCCGGCCAGCGAAACCAAAACCATTGAAGCTCAAATTGAAGCTGGTCGTCCATTCAAAATTTTAAAAGAAGACACCAAGCCAGGACCCAAACCGTCTGCCAAAAAGGAGAAGGCGGAAGGTGAAAAATAATGACGACGTTATCCATTGCAATGATGGTAAAGGACGAGGAGAAATACCTCGCCCAATGCTTAACGAGCGTCATGGCGTTCGATCCCGACGAGATCGTGATTGTGGACACCGGCTCAAAGGATCGCACGATTGAAATAGCCAAGAGCTTCGGGGCTACGGTCATCATCCCCGATAACTTGGACGAGTTTTTTGTTCGCACTGGCTACGGGCCAAAACTCAACTTCGGTAAAACCCGCAATTATTCCTTCAGCTTTTGTTCCGGCGACTGGATTCTCCAGGTCGACGCGGACGAAACCATCAAAACCTATGCTGGGCAACCCCCGGAGCGGTTTCGACAATTCTTGAGTCGCGTTCCCGAAGAATACAACTGCGTTGGCTTTTTGATGGAGGACGTCCGGTCTGGCCGCGACCAGCGCATCAAAATGAACGTTCCCCGCTGCTTTAGAAACGGGAAGGTAACGTTCACCGAAATCGTTCACAACGAACCGCACTGGGAAGGCTCCGGCACCTATTATCCGTTTTTGAGAATGTACCATTACGGATATGACATCACCGGTGATGAGAAGAAGGCGAAAGGTGAACGGCTTTGCGGGCTGCTTGAAAAGCGCATTGAGGACAACCCCGAGGATTTCGATGCGATGTTTTATCTGGCACAGGCCTACGGTGTCCATGACGATGTTGAAAAAAGCCTTTACTGGGGCGAGAAATACGCCAACGCTCTACCGGAAATCATTGCCAGTGGGAAAAATCAATTCGGCGTTATTCATTATTTGATCGCAACAACCTATCTGAATGAGGGCAATCTCGAAAAGTGCAAGCAATGGCTTGAAATCGGATTGCAATATGCCCCAAGCGACATCGATCTGAATTGGACGAAGCTGCGCTTGGGGCTTAAAGCTCAAAACTCACCAACCGTAATGGCGGCGTCGCGCCAATTCGTCATTTCATACGAACAATTCGATAGAGAAACGAGCCACGACACCAGTCGTATCGTCTACAATCACAACCTCGGCTGCTATTCTTTGGCCCTTTTTTATTCTTCCATGTCGATGCTTGAAACCATGCACGCTTCCCTTGAAAAGCTGGACATGGCGGTTCCACATGCCCCTGCTGAACTGCAACAGGAAATCCGTGGCGGTGTGGAAAACATGCTTAAAAAGCTGAAGATAGAATGGAACGGGGCTAAGAATCTTAAAAAAGAAAAATCCGGACTGATTATCGTTCCGTCCGGCGTTCGATTAAACCGCGAAAAAATTATGCGGGGTTAAATGGCCACACCAACTTTAACCAACACGCCCACGATTATCGATTCGGCAGAATCAACGTCGAACTGGGGTGGTGACACTTTCGCGCTGAACACGGATATCAAGGTGGCCGGCAACAACTCGGTGGAATGTGCCATCACATCCACCGGCGCCAATGACGTTTACGTTTCTGGCTCATGGAATTTCTCGACGGACGTTCATCTGCGGCTGTGGGTCAACACGACCAACGTGCCGTACATCGCGACGCTGGCCAACAACGGCATCCAAATATTTCTTTATGATGGGTCGAATACGGCTTACTGGACGGTAGGTGGATCTGACACCTACTCCGGCGGTTGGCGTCAATTCGTCGTTTACACCGGCAATTCACCGACATCCGGCACGGTTGCAAAATCTTCCATCACCCGGATTGGCATGCGCTTCAACAACGCCACCCGCCCAAAGAACGTCGTCAACACCTGGCTTGACCAATGGACTTATGGCGACGGATTCACGGTAACCGGCGGCTCAAGTTCCGATCCGATTACATGGAGTGGTATCGCCGCACAGGATGCAATCAATGCTTATGGCATCGTCACCGAGCTAAACGGCGTCATCTTTTTGGCCGGTAAAGTCACAATCGGCAATGGCGCGACAGCGACTTATCTGGAAGACGCGGGCGATGTTCTCGTTTTTCAGGACCGGCCGGTCAGTTCCACCCTTTACCAAATTGTTGGCGAAGGTAGTGGCTGCGAGATCGACATCAATGGCGGGATTCTCACTGCCGCCGGAACGCAGAATTATGTCTTTGACATGGACGAGGCCAATCTTTCGGCTTTTACCATGACCGGCAAGCAAATGGCCAAAGCCAGCTCTGTGCTTTTTAAAGCCGGCCAGGACATCCAGAACAATGTGTTCGATAACTGCGGGCAGATCATCTCCAGCACCGCGACGTTTAAATTCAACACGATTTCAAACTATGTCGGCACGGATGGCGCGGTTCTTTTCCCATCATCAGACGCTAACTTTGCCAATATTACGTTCATTAATTGCGACAACTGTCTCGAGTATGACAGTACCAGCGATGCTTCAAGCCCAACGCTATACAATATCGTCTTTGATGATGTCTCCGGAAACTATGACATCAACAACACTTCCGGCGCCAGCATCACCTTGGCAAACACGGGGACTTCAAATGGAAACT